ACTTTTGACAAATACTTGTTCCTCCAGTTATAGTCATTTGACAAAATATCTTGTACTAATAGCATTGATGCTAGTTTGATATCTTCTGGAACATATTTATATCCAATTTGTCCCGCAAAACGATAAAGATATCCATCTCTAAATCTTCCTGGATAAAGAATAACTGGATCCATTTCATTATTCCATCCCATATCCCAGCCTGGGTACCACAATCTTAACTGATAACCTGTTGGACTAATTTCAACGCCAGAACCAAAAGTATTATAAACGGGGTCTTGAGTATAATCAGTAACTAAAATTTGATTTTCCCATATTTTATCTAATGTTATCATTTTTTCTGTTAACTCAATTGTATTAGCACCAATTCCGTAAACTTCTTGAAAACCATAATATGTATAAAATTTAATTCCAGTGTAGCCTTCAATTATTGTTCTTGCTACTTTTTCTGCACTAACAATAGATTTTGGATCCATATAATTAATTTCTGAAGGAATAGATCCAAAACCTAAAAAGTCTACTGTTTCTGATACTGTAGAATAAGGAGTTTCAACTCCATAGTATTCTGTTTGAGTTGTTGGTACATCATTTATAGCATATGACCAGCGCACCTCTAAAACTCTGTTTACATTGGTAATAGCTGGAGTTAGCAAAAATGAATATATGCCTGGGGGTGTCTCATCTACTGCTGTTAATGAATCAAAACCAGTAATAGGATTTAAATTATCATTAGCATCATAAATAGATAGCGTGGGGATAGCATCTGCTTGAAACAAAACACCATCATTATAGACTTCTAACTGAATTCTTACCTGACTATTAGTGTTGATTGTTTGCAATCAAAACACCCCCTATTTTAATTTATGAGTAGAATTCCTGGGCTTCTCTTGGAGTTGCAAGGCTAAATCCCTTATATGTATCAAAAAGAATCTGTGCTTCTGATTCTGCCATTGGTACAAATGGATGAGATGCTGTAAAGACATATGGTCCAGCTTGAAATGAATGGTTTGATTTATTCATCTTTACAAGTACTTTATTTTCTTTATTCACTGTTTTTGGCTCTCTCTTTTTCTTTTCAATCTCAGGTATTTCAATTTCTTCTTTTTTAACGTTATTAAACTTATCATACATTTGATAGCTAATACCTTCTTCTTCAAGAACAGCAATAAGTTCTTTCTTTGTTTTAGCTGTTGAAGCATCTACTGCAAATGAATCTGCAATTTTTCTTAGTTCTGTAATTTTTAAATCTGTAAACGACATTTGACTTCCTCTCGTCATTGTTAATTATACCAGAAAATGACCAAGGACGGGATTTGATTCCCGCCCTTAATCTTGCAACTAATTAATATTAGTATGTAGTTGTGTACGAACCAGAGTTTGATCCACCTGTAATGCCAGCTCCGTTAGAGCCTGCACCAAATGTAACTGCTGTATTTGCAGATCCTGCTACCTTGATATTTGTAACGAGAACGTGTGCATCGTAGTTTTCCATAACCGCACCGACACGAATGAATAGTGTATATTCAATTGTATCTTTCTTTGGTTGGAATAGACGATAGACTGTTACGTCACGCTTAATACCAATGATAAAGTTCTGAGGAAATGTCAAATGTAGATCTCCGAAAAGACCACCAGTTGCGTCATAACCTGTATGCCATGCAGCCTTTCCAGTTGAATCAAGAGTTTCATCCATAAGAGGAACGTTGATTACTGGAATACCGAATGCAAATGGTGTTACAGAACCTGGACCACCATCGTTAGCAACAACATCACCACGAATGATACCTGAAGCGATATCAAATGGGTTAGCTGAGCCAGCTGATTGTGTTTGGTTGTATAGATAATCTTGTACCAAGTTAGATCCTGAGAAGAATCTTAGTTGATTACGACGTTGCTTGTACTTACGAGGCAAACGCTTGATTGCTTCGTTAAATACTGCTTTGTCAAGTCCAAATCCACCTGCATCAACAACGTGTGCGTTGTCGTATGCTAGTTGACGGAAACCTTTAAATGCTGAAAGCAAACCAGTGCCATCCGCACCGACACCATTGATTAGTACATCCTCAATGTCGTTACCAGCCTGGGTAGCCATCAAACGTGCAATATGATCCTCTAGATCTGGACCTTCAATATTATCTTCAAGAGATTCTGCTGAAAGCTCCCAGTCAAGACGGAGTTTGCGAGTTGTAAGAGAGACCTTGTGGAATTGTGCACCTTGTGCTGTAAACGTTGTAGAATTAGCATTTGTGTATGTTCCAGAAGCTCCAACGTAGTCACGTGGATTGTCTTCTTGTGCAACTGTCATGATACGTTGTCCAACTGCAACACGATCAATCTCGGTTGTGTTTGAACGCATGCGGATTGTACGAGCAGCCTTAGCTAGGATCGTAGCATCCCACATATAATCTAGGAAACGATTAGCCTGATCTGGATATAGGAGACCTGTACCAGAACGGGTAACGCCATCGCCTGAAAGATCAGACCCTGTTGTTCCAAGATTTGTTGTATCAATTACTTTTTGTAGAAGTTCATTACTCATTTATATTTCACCACCTTATTTTCTTTTATTTATTATATGCTAGAAGCACTGAGGAAAGCACCTTGCCATATACTTTGTTTTGGTTTTGTTTGACCCAATGGAGCTTCCACCCCAATGGACTTCTGTACTGCGGTAGCTGATTCAAAGCCTTTTAGCTGATGATCAACATATTCAATTTTATCAAACATGTCAGTTACCGACTTATTTAGTGTTTCATACTTTGCAACGAGTTCTTCATTTGCCTTTTGAATATCCTCATATCCTTTTGACAAACGAGCCATTTCAGCTCTTGTTTCGTTAACAATGTTGTACATATCTTGAACTGTTGCTGCATGTGTAGCATAGTTCTTTTCAATAGACTCACCAAAGAAGGTCTTGAGGTCAGAGACCATCTTCGTCAAATCAAGTGCATCTTCAACTTCAGAAAGTGATACAGCCTTTTCAATGGTTGTATCTTCTGCGGTTGCCTCAACAGTTGAAACTTCTTCGGCTGGAGTCTCTACATCAATTGACTTTTCAATTGTTGCTACTGCTTCAACTGATTCAACTTCTGTAATTGTATCTTCTGCCATTTTGTTACCTCCTTGGTTGAGCGAAATATCATCACTCTTCTTAAGTCCGTTCTCAAACGTGACTTTTTGTTTTACCTTATTTTGATCAGGATAAAGATTAATTGAAGCATTGCTATCAATTACATTTCCTGCCAAACCTGGAGCTGCTGTCTCCGTTGCTTCGTGTGCTGATGTTGGTGCATCGTCTTTCTTAAAATAAGAATCAATTACTTTTTCAATTGCTTCAAATTTTTCTGAATCAGATTGTTCTACCCAACCAATATTTTCCATTTGTGTATCGCATACAACACAATCTTTTGTTGTTGCAGTTGATGTTGATGCAACTTCATCATTTTTGCACCAAAATACATTTTCTAATGTGACATCTGCAACCATACCTTTTACAAAAGTACTTCCATCTACATTTTTTTCAATAGAAAAAAAGTTTGCAAGTTGGTTTGCTGGTGAATCTACCAATGAAAGTTCATGAAGGTCATAGTCATGAATTACCCGACGATCTTTACCAGAATTGTCGTCAGCCTTTTCCATTTTTGCATCATTGATGTTTCCACCAATTGAAAAACCTGAGTATGTGCCATCAAGAACTTTTTCCCAAGCATCTTGTGCACCCTTTGAAATATATGCAGTAACATAAATACCGCTATACTTTTTATTTGTTTCTGGATCAAAAAAATTATCTTCTTTAAATTTAACCATTTTGCCAACTGCTGATGGCCCGTGCATTTCACGGATATTTCCTCTAAATCTTTCAAAGGCTTTTTTGTTTGCTTCTGCAGTTACTATATCGCCATGACGATCAACATTGTCTAATGATGCAAAACCTGATACAGTTCTTTTTTCCTTATTAACCTTGGAAATTGGAAAAGCCAGGGCCATTGATGATTCGCTGTTTGACCAGTACGTTTTTTGAATGTCCATATGTAAATAAATAATATCAAGTTTTATAAATAACGCATAATTTAACTGATATTATTTCCTTCATTTTTAGGAATTATTCTAACATTTTGAAATTGTTGTTGTGTTTCTGGGGCCTTTATTTCCCCCGCCGTTGGGATTGAAAGTGGTGGGATTGCAGGTGGAACCTGATTACTTTTATCGTTAATATTATTCACATATGGGGTTTCAATATGTGATTGTGGCATGACATTTGGGGATGCAGTAGAGTTATGTGAGGCAAGACCTCCTGTTATAAAGCCCATTACAGGGTATATAAGGCCCGTAATTGTTTTTTGAAATCCTGTTGCTGCCCACATTCCGTAAGAGCTTATAAGGGCTATTCCAAGTTGTTTTGCTTCGCCTACATTAAATTTAAAATGGTGTTTTATGCTCACAATGCTCCCTTTAAATTATCATAAACTATTTGTGGAACTGCTCCACCTTGTACAATAATTCCTAGCTTTTTATCAAAAACTTTTAATGCAGATTGAGTTTGAATATTCATTGTTCCAGTAGCGTATTTTAATTTTAATATACCTTTTTTAACTAGTGCTTTTTGTATAGTCAATACAGCATCATTTGTTTGTCCAAGCTTAAAAGAATTTTGTGAAGAAGGAAATGGTGGCTCAATAAATATTGTTGGTGAGGGTGTTGGGGTTGGACTAGTTGTTGTAGTGCCTGTATGCATCATTCCAGTAGTTGCTGCTATTGCTGCACCTGTTGCTGCAACTCCAGCTGTTGCTTTTTTACTTGTTGCAATACCAGTTGTTGGTTTCACTGGCAACGGATATCTTGGTCTTACAATTGCCATAACATAAAGGTATGGGCGATGTTCCCTATAACATCCTCCACCATTTGCTGCTGCTCCTGTATTTTGATCGCCAGTATTAAATCCAATTGTTGTTAATCCATCTGCTGATGCTGCTTCAACAATTTCAACATGTTCTGCAACACCAGTGCCCCAACTAAAGAAAACTATGTCTCCAGGTTGTGCTTGATATTTATTTACAACTAATCCTTGACGTTGAAACCAGGTTAGTCCTGCTGGACAATATGCAAAACCTTTTGGTGTTTGTGCTGCTACTAAATGTGATAAACCAACTTGTGCAAAGCACCAACTAATACCCATTGCACAATAACTTGCATTAGGAATGCCATACCAAATTCCATATGGGTTTTCATTCATAGGCCCTTCAATAAAACCTATTTGGCTACGAGCAACATTTAAAACATCTAGTGATGTAGCCATTTATTAATCCTGAGTTCTTCCGTCCCCTTTAGGGTTACGTCCAGTTCCCATTTTGTCTGGGGCATTTAATACACGATTTTGACTTCTTGTTTTATTTCCACTTGCATCAGATGCAGCATCTTGTGCAACTTTTGGATTAATAATTAAAACATCATCTCCACCTTCAAGAGGAGCCATACCGCGACGTGCACGAACTTCATTTGGAGTAATAACTTGATCTTTAAGATAACGATCATCAATTCTTGATTGAGTTTCTTCATCAGTAAGAGCAAGTTCATTAAATTGCAGTCTGAACGCATCTGTAAATTCTTTAATAATTAAATTAATTTTAAATTCAAGTTCTTCTTGTCTTGGACGACAAACTTGTTCCTTAAACGTTTTATCAGCATCTTTTGCATTTGCCAAAGATACGCCTACTGGCATGCCAAGCTTTGATACTGGAACACGATGAGACAAAAGAATACGATCTCTGTTTTCTACAGCATAGTTTCTAAATGAAGAGTCTTGAATTCCAGCTTCAATAGGCTCCATATTAAACTCAACACGACCTTGTTCGCCATCTGATGGCAAAGGAATGTAAAGTGTTCTATGGTTTCTTCCTTTAAGTCCAGTTTGAAAAAACTCAAGCAATTTACGCTCTGAATCAGCAGTAAGCTTTGCGCCCTTAACTGTAATAATATAGCGTGGAACAGCTTTATTTTCAAAGTAATCTAAATTAAATCTTTGAGCAAATTCATCACCAGCAACTGCGTTTTTTGCAGACAAAACATCTGGAACACCGTAATAAGTATTTGAAGGAGTGAATACCTTAAAATGAATTACTTCGTTTGGCTGTGGATCTGTACCAATTTGATCTGGAGTTTCCGTGTCTCCAAAATTTCTAAAGAATGTGTAGCGATTGTAAACAACTTGAACAAAGCCGTCACGGTGACGACGAATTCTCATAGTTGTTGTAGGAATATGACCTATATAACCAATTTTGCCATTAGTTGTACGACCAACTTCCATGTAAGCATTTCCTGTTGATTCAAGATCAATAAAAATCTTTTTCATTGTTTCTGTAAATGAGTCATCTGAGTTAAGTGATTCCAAATACTCTCTTAATTCTTCTTTTGCAGTTTCTATTCTTGAACGCAATTTATCAAGTCTTTTTGGATTATCCATAACTTCTTCAATTTTAGCTGTGGTAGCCCAAGTATTTTCAAATTTGTATCCAAGACCTACAACGTTAGCTGCTTTAGCATTTACCGCCGAGTGATGATATGGAGAAACATCATAAAGTTGTGCTAAATACAAAACATTGTATGGTGGTTGAACAATTTGAAAAAGAGAATATCCTGTAAGATCAAGTGGATCAAG